GTGTGAAATGCTGGAAAAAAGGGGATGTTGAGGGTGAAAACAAGCGAAATTACCAGCCAGGAAGTTTCAAACGTGGAAAATCTTGAAATATACGAACGGATGGAGTCCGTATCGGATGAAATGTCTTTTTTGGCATCTATTATGATCACATACAAGGGAAAAAACCGGAAAAAATACATTAAACATGGGCAGGAACTCTTGGGGGCATCGGTTGCGCTGAGGGGATGGGCGCTAAGTATCAGGGAGGAACAAAACCAATGAAAAAAAACATTATCGCCTTTTCGGGGGCGCATGGCACCGGAAAAACAACATCGGTGTTTGAACTGGCGACGGCACTCAAAAAAAGCGGTATCGATGTTGGTATCGTGCTGGAATCCGCTCGGGAATGCCCATATCCGGTAATGTCGATTTATAAAGACAAGCCATCAGATCATGCGCAGCAATGGATTTTCGCCAGGCAAATGATGTGTGAGATCGAGGCCAGTGAGAAATACGATGTGGTCGTTACCGACCGCACGCCGGTGGACTGCATCGGATACACCCGTTTTGCCGGGCATGAAGCATTGGCCAATGCCATGACGGTGTATATGCGGCATCATGCGCCGAGATATTATTGTGTGCTGTTCAAATTCTCTCACGATAACCCGTATTGTCATGAGGACGGATTTCGTAATACCGATATGGCGGCCCGGATGAAAATTGAGGAGTTGATTATGGATTCGTACAATTATCAGAGGATAAAACTTGAGATATGGAAACCGTCCATGTTGGAAACCCTGATTGGTACTGTGAAAGGTACCATTGCTGGATGTTCCGGTCGGCCTGTGAGCTGAGGCGGAAAATGGCCGTTCGAAGCGGCGCTACCCGGTATGAAAACGTTTATAATTTGGCCAGGTGTAATAACTGCGAACAGGAGACAACAATTATGAAAACAGAAGAACCGAAAAAGAAATTATGCAATGGATGCGATACGTGGAAAGAGCTGGAGGCATTCCACATCAACCACGCCAAAAAGGATGGGCGGGAATCGCAATGCAAAGATTGCCGGAACAAGACCAAACAGATCCACAAAAGCCGGATGAAGGCCGCAGAGACAGAATTCATGGGTCAAAAAAATGATCCGGCGCCAATAACTCATCCAATTGAGGCTGAGCCGCAGTCGGTATCTTTGCCGATGGTGATGTCTGCGCATGATTTTTCTATGCAATACACCCTCACGCTTGATTTTTCCGAATATCCATATCTGCTGGAGAACCTCAAAAAAGATGCATTCAAGCAATTTCGAACCACAGAGAATCATCTGCTGTCTATTTTGGATGGGCATCTTAAAATGGTTGATTATTTGACAGCGTAATCATGACACAAGACCTGCAAGACATTATCGACAAGAGCCGATCTACCGATGTCACGGCCCTGGTATCCGCCAAAGAATCGGCCAAACGGCGCATGATGGAGGACGGAAGCCCGGCGAACATATCATCGTTTGAGCGGGCATCCGCAGCGCTTGAAAAGGCTCTTGAAAAGCAGAAGCCGCTGCCGGTGGAAGAGGCTCCAGCCGAAGTGGTGCCCCGTTTTCGAAACACGGCCGAAGTAATGAAATTTTTGCAGGCCGAAGGCTACAAGATCAAGAAAAGTAAGCTGTACAACGACGTGAAGGCCGGTTTTCTGGCCCAGTCGGAAGACGGTAGTTTTTCGCAAAACGATGTTCTGGCCTACGTCCACACCCAGAGCCTGGACAAGATTGCCGACAACAAAGCCGGAAAACTTGATGCCCTGAGCGAAAAACGCCTGGAGAAAGAAGTCGAGAAGCTGACTGTGCAGGTGGAGAAATTGACCTGGGACATGAACCGCGACCAGGGGAAATACCTGCTCAAAGAAGATGTGCGGACGGAGCTGGCCATGAAGATCAGCGTTTTCGAGGCCGGGTTCAAGCATGTTGTGGCGACATCGGCCAGTGACTGGTCGGCTGCCATCGGCGGGGAGCCGGGAAAGTATCAGATATTGATCGACCAGATCAACAATGCCATCGATGCGCTGCTGGGGGAGTTTGCGGAGTGTGAGGAGTTGGATGTAGTCGTGGAGAAGTATGAAGTATGAATGATAAATTATGAAATAAAATCAATCATTCAGCGTTCATACTTCATACTTCATACTTCATATTTCATACTTTTTTAGAAAGGAGTGACAATGGGAACCAAACTCGAAGATATCGCCTACGTTTCGCAATTAATTTATACGATCGGGGAGACTCATTTTACCCATCCGGACCCGGTGGCCCGCCTGTTTGCGGCGGGTATGGCTGTCGATCAGGCATTGATGTTGTTGATGCAGGATATGTTGCTGAGGCATCCCAGGGAGCCAGAAACGATATGCGCTGGGGGATAACACACATGGCGGGTCTGGCAATGGTGCTGTTGTCTGCCATCGATGCAGACAACGCATTCATTGCCGCCGTGCATGACGATTTGCCACGACCGGTGATCGTAGAATTTGGCGTGATTTATACTTTGGAGGCTGATGAAACATGGAAAACGAGCGATTTATTGACCGATGGGCAGAACAAACTACCACTGGCGGCCTTAAAAGATGGCAGAAAATGCGAATTTATCAAGGAGGAAAAATGGAAGACCAGAAACCGTACAAACCCTTTGAATTTTGGGCGGAGGAAGCCGTCGAAACCCATCACGAAATCGACCGCGTCCGTTTCATCGACGCCTGGGAAGAAATGGAGGCCGAAGTCCACCATATCGCAGTCACTAAAGGCTGGTGGGACTCCGACCGCTCAGATGGGGAAATTATTTCCCTCATCCACAGCGAATTGTCTGAATGTCTCGAAGCCTGCCGGAAAGGATACCCAAAAGACAAACACCTCCCGCACCGAATCAACAATGAAGTAGAGCTTGCGGATGCCGTGATCCGGATTATGGATTTTGCCAGCGCGAAAGGGTGGGATGTGTGCGGGGCGCTTGCGGAGAAGGTGGAGTATAACCGGACGCGGCCGTTTAAGCACGGGAAACGGTTTTAATAAAAAAAAAGGAGATATTTAATGAAAACAGCACAAGTCAAAATAACAGGAGTTGCTCCGATAGCATTTGGTCGGTTTCATAATACAGAATTTCTCGAAAGAGAATTGTCTGATGCGCATGAAAAAAGAACATGGCGTGAAAAAGCCCATGTTGATGAAGCAGGAAATGTTTATCTGACCCCAATGATGCTTAAAAACTGCCTTTCGGAGGCACCCAAGTTTATCGGCGCCCAGATACCAGGCAAGGGAAAGTCAACCTATACGAAACACTTCGAGGCAGGGGTTATGGTCACCGATCCGATTTATGTCGGCATCAAAAAAGATGATTTGTTACCGTTATGGCTTCATGTACCCAGCGATGGAAAGCGAGGGGGGACGAAACGGGTTCAAAAATGTTTTCCGATTATTCATCAATGGGGAGGCGATGCTACGATTTATATTTTAGATGAGATTATTGACCGTGATGTTTTACAACGGTTTTTGACTGTTGCCGGTCAATTCATCGGTATGGGCAGCCTGCGTGTTCGAAATAACGGTTTATTCGGTCGGTTTAGTGCTGAAGTAGTTGCTTTTGGATAGTGTAACATACCGACATGATATGACTCAACAGGACGAGACATGACGAGACATGACTGGACTGGACTAGACGCTACCGGACGGGACTTGACCAGACGCGACACGACTTGACCTGACACGACGGGACATGACACGACACGACGAGACGAGACATGACAAGACATGAACCAAACAACCAAAAAGGAGCAATAATGGAAAAAAAGACAATCAAAGAAATCAGTATTGATTCTCAGATGATTTATCAAAGGCTGATAAAAATGGAACCCGGACAAAGTATTTCTTATGATGAACTGTCTGAAATTATCGGGAGAGATATCCAAGTCTATGGCAGGTACAATCTTTATACTGCTACCAGAATGGCGTTGCGTGATGAAAGTATGGTTTTTGAAAGCATCAGAAATCAAGGGATAAGAAGGCTAAAAAATGATGAAATACCCCATATTATCGGTAGTAGTGCGATTGGTAAAATCAGGAAGATATCCAAGGTAAATTCTAAAAAAATTATTGCGGTAGATTATGATGCACTTTCAAACGATAGCAAAGTAAAACACAATATGGCCCTGTCTGTATTAGGCGCCTTTCTTACTATGACCAAAACAAAATCAATTACCATGATTGAAGAAACTATTAATTTAAACGAAATGAATAGACTAACTTATGCAAAAACACTTGAATCATTCAAAAAAGCATAAATAGTAAAAGGAGTACACATGATCCCCCAAGAACAACACCTCCAGCACATCCTCGATCTGAAAAGAGACAACCCGGAAATGGAAATAAAATTCTGTGTCAATTCAGATGAGATTTATGAATATGGCTTTACAGTGCATCAAATCAATGACGTTCGAATCATGCCCTGGTATCAGATTGGCGAAAAGATTTTAAATGAAGAAGTATTCATTATGGATTATTTCTTAAGCAAAATACCGATGGATATATCAGACGATGAGGCCGAACGACTGGCGCGTATTGAATATAAGAAGGAAGTTAAAAACGCCATTTGTGTGTTTACCCAAGCAGTATAAGTGATTTTTTTAAGGGATGATTAAACATGAAAAACAGAGATATTGCCAAAAGATTATTGTTACAGAAAGAGATTGTACCGACATCTTATAATGAAAAATTTAAACTAATGTCTTTTAAAAAACACGGGTTTGCTCAAATAAAAAAAGTTAGTTTTGATGAAAAAACCATTAGTGCATTCATACCTACAGCTAAATTATTTAAAAAATATTCAGATTAATTAAACCATGCAATTATCCCTAATCGACACCCCAAAACACCCACCACTAGCCATCAATCCATCATGGCTCCCTGCCCACCTGCGGGAGCCAGGCACCCGCTTGTCGGTGCGGTTTTCATCGGCTGACCGGCACGCGCTTCGGCGGAAAAAGCAGATGCCGGTTTCGCTTTGGGCGGAAAAATACCGCACGATCCCCAAAGATGCCGCTTTGCCGGGGCCATGGCGCAACACCACGGTGCCATACATGGCAGGCGTTATGGATGCCGCCATGTTTCCGTCGGTTGAGCAGGTGATTCTGTGCTGGCCGCCGCAGTGCGGGAAAAGCGATGGGGTGAATACCGTTATCGGGTATCTGGTGGATCGAAAGCCGGGGAATGTGCTGTATGTCTTCCCCGATGAGCTGACGGCCCGAGAAAACAACCGGGATCGGATTACTCCCATGTTTCAGGACAGCGACCTGCTGCGAAAATACTTTACCGGCTACATGGACGACGCCTCGGCTTTGTGTCTGCGGTTGCGGCACGTCAAGATTTACATGGCCTGGGCAAACAGTGCCTCCCGGCTGGCCAACAAGCCGTTGCCTTATGTGGTGCTCGATGAGGAAGACAAGTATCCCGCAACGGCCGGCAACAAAGAGGGCAGCCCGGCCGATTTGGCAAAAAAGCGTACCCGAACATTTGCCCACATGAGAAAAGTATTTCGCATGAGTACACCGACCATCGAGACCGGGGCAATCTGGAAGGCCATCACCGAAGAGGCGGAAGTGGTGTTTGATTATTGGGTGCGGTGCCCGTCCTGCAATGCGCTGCAACTCATGGTGTTTTCCCAGATCAAATGGCCGGAGAACATCCGGGATCCCCGCACGGTGGAAGCGGATAAACTGGCCCGGTATCATTGCAAGGATTGCGGGGATATCTGGGATGATGCCCGGCGAAATACCGCTGTGAGAAATGGCGAATGGCGGGACCGGGAAAAAGGGCTGTCGGTGAATGCGGTGCTGAATTCTCGGCGCCCGAAGGCCATCGGATTTCATCTGCGGGCTTATGTATCCCGGTTTGTATCGCTGTCGGAGTCTGCGGCGGCCTTCTTGTGGGGGCTCAAAGACCGGACCAAATTGCGGGATTTCAAAAACTCCCACGAAGCGGAGCCATGGCTGGAATATTCGGTGGAGAAATCCGAAGACTCGATACTGGCGCTGAGAGACGGGCGACCGGCGGGGCTGGTGCCGGGCGGCGGAATTGTGGCGGCATTGGTGGCCGGTGTCGATACCCAGGATGACGGGTTCTGGTATGAGATACGGGCTTTCGGTTATGGGCTGGAGCAGGACTCCTGGCAGATTCGGTCGGGCTTTGTGACCAGCTTGGAGGCATTGCGGCAGGTGTTGTGGGCGGACGCCTACACCGACACCGACGGCAAGCAATATGTGGTGTTTCGGGCGTTGATAGATGCCATGGGGCACCGGACGTCGGAGGTGTATGACTTCTGCCGGTTGAATCCGGGGCGGATATTTCCGACCAAAGGCGAGCGCACCATGAGACAGCCCCATGTCTGGAGCCGGATCGACAACTACCCAGGCACAAACAAGCCGATCCCTGGGGGCCTGCAATTGTTGCGGGTGAATACGACGCTGTTTAAAGATCAACTTTCGGCCAAGCTGGAAGTGTCGTTTGCGGATCCGGGAAGCTGGAAATTTCATGCCGATACGACCCACGAATGGGCAATCCAGATGACCAGTGAATATGTTGATGAGAAAGGTTTCTGGGAAGTCAAAGGCGGCCGGGCAAACCATGCGTGGGACTGTTCGGTGCTGGCCCTTTGCTGTGCCGATTTGACGGGCATCCGGTTTTTGCCAAAGCCCGGCCAGGTGGAACAGCGGGCAAAGAAGCGGGCGGATGTCGGGGTGAGAAAGCCGGGCGAGCAGCGGTGGGTGGAGACGGGCGGGTGGTTTAATCGATGACATGCACACGGACAGGCACGGACTGGCATGGACAGGCACGGACTTGTGTGGACAGGCAATGACGGGTGCTGTCAAGAATAGTCCGTGAAAGTCCTTGATTGTCTGTGCGTGTCCGTGTGATGACATCAGACTTGAAAATGAGGAGTGTTTATGAACAAATCTCAAATGATTAAACGGAGATAGTAATGCCGCAACCCCCCCGACAAAACACCGGCGTGCTGATTGGCAAGAAGGCCATCATGGGTTATTTGCAGATTGGACAGGACAGTTTTTATGATTTCATCCGAATCGGCATGCCGGCGGCGGTGATCAACAACCGCTATTATGCCCACAAAGAAAATCTTGAGATGTGGTTTCAGGCGGTGACGAGAACGCAGACAAGGAATCCGCAGACGGAAGCGGACTGAACAAAGTATGAAGGATGAAGGAGGAAGTATGACCGAAACGATGAAGGATTACCAGCGTATCGAGCATTTTCAGTGGGAGCTAAAGGCCCGACGATGCCCATGCTACAACCACAACAACGCCGTTTGTTTTCTGGTGGGCAAGACTTGTGAGTTTCAAGTTTGCCCGTTTCAGTATTGGGTCGGTCAATCATGAAAAAAGAAAAAACGATGAAGTGGAAAAACAGAATCATTGAAACAGGTATCGCAAACCCGGCGGAGTTGATTGCCAATCCGATCAATTTTCGGAAACACCCGAAGCGGCAGCAGGAGGCCATTAACGGCAGCCTCGATGCCCTGGGATGGATACAGAATGTGATCGTGAACAAGCGCACAGGCCGGATCATCGACGGGCATTTACGGGTGGATCAGGCGATTGTTCATGGTGAAATGGCGGTGCCGGTGCAGTGGGTGGATTTGTCGGAAGAGGAAGAAGGGCAGGCGCTGTTGTCGCTGGACCCAATCGCCGCCATGGCCGAAACCAACCGGCAGACCATGACGGATATCCTAAAGCAAATCAACGACACCCAGGATGCCCTGGCTCCGTACCTGGAAGATATTGCCAAATCAAACAGTATTGATGTTGGGGATATTTTAGGGAAAGAGGAAGATGATCCGCCTGATGAGAATGAGGCGGAATCGTTTCTGGCAAAGTGGGGGGTGGAGTCGGGGCAGTTGTGGGAGCTGGGCGAGCATCGGGTGTTGTGTGGGGATTGCACGGATAAAAACCATGTTAAACGAATTATTTTTGGAAATAAAGTCGATATATTATTGACTGACCCGCCTTATAATGTAGGCATACAATATGGTTCGGGGGTAAACGATAGTAAAACGGTTGAACAAAACGAGTCCTTTATAAAAAAATGGTTTCAAAATTTTTCAACTATACCACTAAAAGTTATTACCCCAGGAGCTGGATATTATCTTGGAACATTAAGATCATGGCTTACTTTATTTCCTCCTACATGGATGTGTATATGGGTTCGAAAAAACAGCCTGTCTCATTCTCCTCTAAGGGGTTTTCAAGTATGGGAACCCATGCTTTATTATTCAAATGAGGAAAATGATATAGAAACAGATTGGAGTAGTGCATTAATTTATGGAAAAGTTAAAAAGCCAATCAAGCAAGATGTTTTCACAATTCCTGTTGGAATTCAAAAAGATGTTGCCGACAAGAATGGAAATAAACTTCATCCTACGCCAAAGCCACAAGAATTATTTCGAGTATTGTTGAGAATGTTCACTGAAGAAGATCAAACAATCATGGAACCATTCCTCGGCTCCGGCACCACATTAATTGCCTGCGAAAACCTCCGCCGCAAATGCCGAGGCATTGAAATATCTCCCGAATACGTCGCCGTAACCATCGAACGCTGGCACCGATTGACCGGCAAACAGCCCAGGTTGTTGGGGAGTGTGTAGAGCAGTATCAAAACATAGCCATGATTTGTATCTGGCGTTGTGCCGATGATGTTATAATTGGATTTTGAAGAAATGCAGGCTCAATATCTCATATATAGCCTGTGATCTTTTTTTGGGGCCTGCGATTAAATCAATCTGTTCGAGCATCCAGAACGGTAACTGAATGCTGGTTTTGACCCGCTTGTCGAGCGGGTCTTTTTTTGGGGCTCCGGCGCCTGGGCGGGCGCCGCCTCGGGTTTCTGGTTTCATGGTGTTTCACTCCATATTTTCCGAAGTTGTTCTATTATCTCCTTTCTTTCTTCGGCATTTTTCGGGGCTTTCATGTCTTCAATGGCATCCCATATCGCGTGCGCTGCTCGATGCCGTGCGTCGTCGAATGGACTTCCCAAATTCGAGCAGTAATGGATCACTCCAGTTTGCATACTTGTTCCTTCCTGCTGGAATATCCCACCATCGTCACGATATTCGATTGTATCGTCTGCCAATTTCACCCGCCATGCAGCGGCTTTCCCATCTTTCAAATACGCATAAGATTCCATTTTTTTTATCCTCATTGTTGAATGATTAAAAAGAAGCGGCGGGCTGGCCGAATCGAACGGCCTTGATGCGCGTTACAAGTTGGGGAAGTTACCGGCAGGTGATATCCGGTCTCGAATCCCCGCAGGATTCGCGCTTGTTCCTGAGCCGGTGCCCTTCCGGTCAGCGGCCCGCCATGGCTGACGTCCTTGTCGCCATTTATTGAGTACTTTATTCTCTTGCTTTGAAAATGTCAAGCACTTTTTCAAATAAAATGCAGAAAAAAATACCCTGTCAAGAAGTTTATTGACCTGTTTCCATGTTGTTTCCATGTTGTTTCCATACTGAATCCGTATCGAAGCAGTTTCCCGCCAAAAACCCATGATAAAAAAAGTATGAATTATGAAGGATGAATTATGAAAAAAATCCATCCTTCAGCTTTCATCCTTCAAATTTCATACTTCATACTTTGGGTATCATGGCCATCAAAACCACCGCTGAACAACTCGAAGAAGTGCAGACATCCATCACCGAATGTCTGAAAGCCCAGAGTGTGGGCGCTGGTGACAAAACCATTTTGCGCGCTACACTCGCCTCCCTGAATGCCCGAGAAGAAACCCTCCTGAAGCGCTACACCGAAGAAACGGCGGCGGCATCCAATAAATCACCCTGGAATAAGGTGTCGTTCAATGACCCAGTCTAAATCAACACCCATTTCCTTTTTGGACAGGATGATTGCGGCGGTGTCTCCATCGGCGGCCGTCAAGCGGATGCAGGCCCGGCGCATGCTGGAATTGACCGGATATTATCGGTCGGCATCCACATCCCGGATCCGGAGTAACTGGCTGTCGGGCGGCAATTCGGATGCCACGCCGCCTGCCTGGGAGCTGCAAGCATTGCGGGCCAGGGCAAGAGACGCCAACCGGAATGACCCCATTGCCACGGGGGCCACCGAAACGCTCAAACTTAATATTTTAGGGTCTGGTCTGCGGCCGCAATCGAGAATCCGGGGGGATCAGCTCGGTGTGTCCAAAGACCAGGCCAGAATTCTTCAGAAGCAGGTGGAGACCATTTTTTCCAATTGGGCGAAATGGTCGGATGCAGCCGGTATTTTGTCGTTTGATGAAATGCAATTGCTGGCGCTGACAAAGATCATCGAGGATGGGGAAATTATCGCGATCCCGACCTGGTCGTCTGAATCATGGCGGCCGCTGGCCCGCACCATCGAATTGGTGGAGGCCGACCGGCTGGTGGCGCCGGGGGCCCGGTCAAACATGGCGGTGAACGGTATTGAATTCAATTCGGCCGGATGCCCCACGAAATACTGGATCAAGCAGGCAGCCAACAAGGGAAGCAATGCGGCAGCGGCGGATGCCTATACCGGCATTTCGGCGCGGGATTCCGACGGGCGCCCTAAGATCATTCACGTTTTCCCGGTCAAGAGGGTCGGGCAGACGCGGGGAGTGCCTTTTTTTGCGCCGGTGCTGAGCTACTTCAAGGACTTGGCTGATTATCTGGAGGCCGAAGTGATAGCGGCCCGCGTGGCGGCATGTCTGGCGGTATTCATCACGAAGCAAGACCCCATGCAGACGGCATTTAACTTGAGCGGCACCACAGAATCCACCGGAGACCGGATTCAGAGCATCGAGCCTGGGCTGGTGGGATATCTCAATCCGGGGGAGTCAATCAATGTTGTGGATCCGAAACGGCCGGGAGACGCCTTTCCCTCTTTTATCGAAACCATGCTTCGCATTATCGGCGGAGCCCTGGGGATTCCTTATGAGCTTCTGGCAAAAGATTTTTCCAAGACCAACTACTCATCCGCTCGTGCCTCCCTTTTGGAAGGGCGACGGATGTTCATGCAGTGGCGGACATGGTTCGCAGATAAATTCTGCCAGCCCATGCTCGAACTCGTGCTTGAAGAAGCCTATTTACGGGGAGCGTTTACCTGTCCGGATTTCTACCGGAACAAAACCGAACTTTGCCGGGTGCAATGGTTGGGGGGTGGATGGGGATGGGTTGATCCGGTCAAGGAAATCAAAGCCAGCACATCGGCCGTTGATGCGAACCTGTCAACGCTTGCAGAAGAGGCGGCGAATCAGGGCCGCGACTGGGAAGAGATTTTGGAGCAGAGAGCGACCGAAAAAGGCAAGATCGATGAGCTGGGGTTGAGTGTGGTGGAGGTGACGAATGAGGGGGCAGGTAACAGGGAACAGGGGGCAGGTAACAAGGTGAAACCATGAAAACAATCAAGCGGAAACCGATCACTTTAACGGGCGATGTTACCACGTTTGCCGCCAATTCCGGAGAGCCTATCCGGACGTTTGCCATCAATGCCTATACGGGCGCTGTGGTGGATGCGTATTTCGGCAAACTGGTATTCGATGTGTCCGGCATGAGCGCAAAACCCCGCATACCAATTTTGCGTGAGCACGCCCGAGACCGCATTGTCGGTTTTGGCGAGTCATCCCAAGATGGAAAAACATTTTCGGTCACGGGCCAGTTCTCCGAATCGACCCCAGACGGCAAAGAGTGCCTGTCTTTGGCTGCTGAAGGTTACCCTTGGCAGGCATCGGTCGGTGTGCGTCCGTGCAAAGTCCGTGTGCTGTCCGTGAAAGAATCGGCCACCGTCAACGGGCAGCCCGTTACAGGCCCCGCCGAAATATGGCTAAAGTCCGAAGTAGGAGAAGTCTCCTTTGTTTCATTAGGAGCCGACAACAATACATCCATATCCGTTTTTGCAGATTCGGCGGTAGAGGTCGAGGCCGAAATCGAATCATCAGATGAGGCCGAGCCTCAAGAAACCAATCAAGGAGGAAAGAGTATGACGAAAGAAGAATTTTTGACGCAGTATCCCGACATGGCCGCCGAGCTGAAAGCCGAAGGCATTACCGAAGAGCGGGAAAGAGCGATGGCCATCCTGTCTCATGAGACAGATCATTATGCCATTTTAAAGAGTGCCGTGGAATGCGGCACAGCGGCCGACGGCATTTTTAAGGCCCTGTATGAAGCCGAGCGAAATTTCAGAATGGGCGGTCTGCAGAAACTGGCCGACCAGGCGCCGCCTTCGGTGGGGCAGACCCGTGATGAAGTAATCGACACGCCAGTTATGACCTTCATGGGTGAGGTCGAAAAGCTGAGCGCAGCGGGCATGACCCGAGCCCAGGCCCTGAAGAAGACAGCCGGAGACCATCCCGACCTGCATGACAAATACATCAAAGACATCAACGAGAGGAGATAATCTCATGCCTTATACCGACACCACCAAAGCATTTATCGCCGGGGAAGCCCTGGCCGCTTATCGGCTGGTCAAAATTGAATCCGGCACCACCATGGACCCGCCCGAAGTCATTTATGCCGATGCCGGAGAGGACGCCATCGGTTTTACCCAGTATGCAGCCGCAGATGGTGCATCTGTAAACGTGCAACTGCTGAACAAACCCGGCACCTGTGAGCTGCAATGTGTGGTGGATTCCGCCATTGCCAGGGGGACGGTATTGTATGCCGCCAATGACGGCAAGGTGAGCGACGCCTCCAGCGGATCGGCTGTCGGGGTATCGATGCAGGCGGCTGTTACGGGTGAAATTATCGAAGTGGCGGTAAATCCGAGGAAGCCGACCACGGCAGCAGGAACCAGTGTGGCCGACACGGGCAGTTTTACCGAGGCCGCCACGGTGGAGGCTGCTCTGGCAGAAATATACCAGAACGCGGTGAGCGCACAGGCATTTATTCCGGTTCCGCTCAATACCCTGCGGGAAGCATCTTCTTTTGCCGTGGGCAATGCATCCGCCAATGGCGGGGTGCTGGCCAGCGATACGACACCGATTCTTGCGCCAATCAATGGCGCGACCGACGGGTGTCATACCTTGGCCTGGGCGGCATCCAACAACGACCAGGTGGTATTCCAGACCCCGCTGCCTCCCGATCTGGATGACGCCGCCGATGTGGTGGTGCATTTCAGAACCAAGTCAGCCGGAACGACAAACGCTGTCGGATTTACCGTGGATTCATTTTTTGATGAGGGTGACACCAAGGTGGTCGATACCAGCGAAACCAACCAGACGGCGACCTGGGCGGAAAAAATTGCCACCATCGCAGCGGCAGACGTGCCATCCGGCGCCCAGACTTTGACGGTAGGACTGACCCCTGCCGCCCATACCACAGACATCATGTATTTGTCCGCAGTCTGGATTGAATACAAGAAGAAGATCATGACCAGTTAAAAAAAGGGTACAGGTAACAGGTAACAGGGTACAGGTTTTTCCCTGCACCCTGCCCCCTGAACCCTGCCCCCTTATTCATACAGAATTTTAATAGATAGGAGAAAAGAACCATGCCCAGACCTACATCAAGCACCACCATTCAACGCCCGGATTTGGGCGCCATGGCCTACGAATACAGCATGAATGCACCATTGCGGGGATTTATCGGGCAGGAAATCATGCCGGTTTTTGAGACGCCGGAACAGGCGGCCGATTACCCGGTGATCCCGATCGAGAGCTTGCTCAAAAGCCCGGACTCCATCCGGCGGGCTCCTCGGGGCGGGTATGTTCGGGATGATTACGAATTTGAAACCGCCACGTACTCCTGCGAAGAATACGGCATCGAGGCCCCCGTGGATGATACCGAGTCCCGGCTTTATGCCCGGTATATCGACGCGGAATCTATCGCGGTGGAACGGGCGACCGACATCCTGCTGCGGCATCATGAAATGCGGGTGGCTGCGGCCGTGTTCAATACCGGCAACATCACCAATACTGGCGCGGTCACTACCGAATGGAGTACTCCGGCAACGTGTACCCCGTATGACGACGTGCTGGATGCCAAGTCCACCCTTCGGGCGGCGACTGGCGTCGATATCAATGCAGCGGCCATGTCGCTCAAGGTGTTCGAGAACCTGATTCAATCCAACGAAATCCAGGGGCTGATGCAATATACCAACCCCATCCAGATGACCGGCATGCAGGCCAAGATCGAAATGATGCGGCTTTATTTTGGGCTGGATCGTCTGCTGGTTTCGGGGGCCATGAAGGATACGGCCGGCAAGGGCATTTCGTTTTCACTGTCTGATATCTGGGATGACGAATATGTGCTGCTGTTCCGGGCTGCCGCCAATGCCCGCAACCTGAGAGAGCCCACCATGGGCCGCACCTTTTTGTGGACTGGCGACAGCCCGCAGATGGTGACCAGTGAGCAGTATCGGGATGAGACCGTGCGGTCTAACATTTACCGCGTGCGCCAATATACCGATGAGTGTTTCGTGT